AGCGTTATCCACGCAAGTATAAGTGAAAACACCTGTAACAGTTCCTGTTCCAGCTGAAGCACCTACTGAAGCTGCTACTGTAGCATTAGCTGGTGTACCACCTACTACTACTAAAGCTCCAGCTGCTCCGTTAACACTTCCTTTTGTAACTGATGTTACTTCATTAAAGAAACCATCAACGTCTGCTGTAGTTCCAATATCCACAGTTGAACCACCACCTGTTGATGCTGCTACTACTGTAAATGTAACTGGTATAGAGCCTTTAGGTAATACAAATTCTTTACCTGCTGTTGCACTTGTACCAATTCTAACTGGTGTTAAAGAACCCGCTGATGCAGCTGCATTAAAAGAAATTACTTCTGATAAAAGTACTACACCTGGAGTTACGGTAGTTGATCTGTCTTGTCCGCCGTATGATCTTATGATCCCTTGAAACGATGTTGTTGCCATGATTATATTCTCCTAGTTATTTGCATAGAGTCTCTAGGCCGTAACGCGCTATACTTCACGTCGCCATGCAAAGTTAATTATGTATAGTGTGATAAATATACAATAGTTTTAAGTAGAGTGCAAGAGAGCGTGTAGTGCGAATGTGATTTATTCAACGATGTAGCTTTTGATTAAGTAGCTACAGAAACTTGTGGAGCGGCATTAATAATTGCATTTTCTCTATCTGCAATTTTAGCCTCTTCGAGTTTGATCTCATTGATAGTGTCTTTAATCGCATTATCAATCCTAACCATATTGAGAGTATATTTGCCTTCTTGCTCATACTCCAACTGCCACTTCAACTCCAAGGACCGTTTTTGTTTGTATAGGTCTTTGACCATCAACAACCTCCTCATAGGTTATTCGTTTTACCCTGGGATCCATCATTTCTCCAAGATATTCCCANTTTACACCTTTTTCTCCNANTTTGTCAACTATTGAATTTTCAATAGATTCTACATTGTCTTCAGCTAAAACTTCAAATTTAGCTNTATATTGGTACGCATGTATATGTACTAGGAATTTTCTCATTCTCTTACCTTTTCAAAAAAAAGGGGCCGTTTTGAGGCGGCCCCTAAATTAATTATTTATTACGCTCCTGGTGAGCCAAATACACCTCTAGGATCAGAGAATCCGAATACGTATCTCTCTCTAGCTTTGTATCTAACGTTTCCAGTATCAAAGTCACCTTCCATAGTCGTCTTGATAGGTGTTCTGCTGAAATGTTTAAGACCATTTGGTACATCTGTTTTAATGAACCAAGCGTCAGTGTCAGTTAGGTAATGGTTCACAGTATAACCTTGTGGAATCATTCCCATGTTTTTGATCGCGTTGATGTCATTATCAGCTGTTCCTACTCTACCTTGAGTATTTAACAATCTGTCTGACGTAAATTGTAAGTTAGAAGGAACTACTAATTTTGTTCCTCTAGCTGCAATTTTAAGTCCTCTTTCATCAGTGAACGCTGCAATGTCAATTAACGATTGTTCTAATGAAGTCTCGTTAAGATCTGCTGCAGTCGCTAACGTATTTGAAAAAGTTCCAGCTAATGTAGGGTGCGCAGTAGAAAATAATGCTACTCCGTCTCCGCCTGCATATGTTGCATTGAAACCGTTGTTCAATACTGCTGCGCCTTTGATCTGCTTAGTGTTCGCCATAGATCTTGCTAACGCTTTTGTATATCTAGACGCAAGTCTGTCATACAAGTTATCTTCGATAGCTTCTTCTGTGATCGCGAATGCTAATGCAATCGTTTCGTTAGTGTATCTAGCAGTGAAAGTCTCTTGTGCATCATCAAATGATACTCCTTGACCTTCAGGTTTAACAGCTGCATTTCCAAATCCAGATAACATTACTTCTTCTTCAAAAGCTCTGTCTGATGATTCTGTATCGAAAATTTCCGCTGCTTCATCTGCGTAGTTTCTGTATTCAAGTCCGAATAAAGCATTCAAACCTGGTTCTAGTTCTTTGACTAGCTGTGCTCGTGATATTGCCATGTTTTTTTATCTCCTTATTCTATTACTTGTACAAGTTAGAAGCTGGGTTAATCGTAACTACCACGTCGACGCCACCATTGACGTCAGTCATGTCAGTTTGATTAGGCTCATTAGCTAATCTAACAAGACTAAACATATTTCCAGCAGCATCTGCTGTATCTACATCTAATCTAACATCAGATTGACCGCCTGTACCAGTTCCACCTTGGTTACTACAGTTGTATCTATTTTCAAAATCAGCTTGAGTAAGTGTAGTTGTAGTTGCTACTGCTCCTGTTCTGCATTGATATTCCTGGTTAGGATTATTAATTACAAAAGCTATACCGTTGCTTGATCCTGTGTTGTAATCAGTACCGAAATCGGTGCCTGAGTTAAGCGCGTTTACCCATGTAGGCTTAGATGTAGACGCATCTACATAAAAAGCTCCATTGAATATACCCGCTAATTTAGGTGAAGTTCCTGCTGAATTGTAAGAATTTCCACCTGCTTTGCCGTCGTCAGTTGTTGCAAAAGCTGCGCTTTGTAAAAAGCCTGCTTCCGCTGCAACCGAACCGCCGTCGTTTAATGAAACGGGATCGTTCTTCCAAAATTTGTTGAACGCTCCACCGCCTGCATCAAATAACTGGTACTCGGCTTGACCTTGAGTGGCTGGAGTACTTCCAGTTGCCATTACAGATCTAAAACCATAACCAGTTGTGCTTGCATTTGCCATAGTTGTTTTCTCCTATATGTACCTGCCCCGAAGGGCCTCCAGTACGGGTTAAGTTTTTTGTTGGATAGGAATTACTAAAAAAATTTAGTTTTTCTTTGTACCACCAAAAGTTACACGAGTCTGCCTTTCACTATTGATTGGCATACTTGGGTGCTGTTCCTTTAGAAGATCGTTCTTGATTGCATCGTCTCGGTCTTTAGTTGCTTGCGCAAAATAAGCTTCCCGAGCTTGCGCGATTTCTTCGGCTATCCTTGCCAGCACAAGGCCTCCTACTCCAATGACTCCTGCGTATTTGCCTTCTTTCATAACTGGATAATCTTGATCTGGGTATTCGTCAGCTCTGACTAATTCCCATCCTTCTCGTAATTTTCCCGACACGTTTTTAGTGTCATCAAATCCGAGAACTTCAACTCTTATCCATCTATGCCTATAACCGGCGGGCGCAGGTGGTGCATCAAGTGATGAGGGTGGAGTCCATACTACTTTTTTAGCTGTCTTAGCTCTAGTTTGACTCGCACGAGAAGTTTTCATTTTTTCATTTTCCATATGCTTATGCTCCTTCCGTGATGTTTAGTTGTTTCGCATACTCTTCGAGTGGCACGCCAATTCTTTTAGCAATTGCTACCTGTGACGGCGAGAGTCTCACAGTTTTTTTGCGTCCTGTTGAGCTAGAACGTTTAGCTGATGCTACATTTTGAGCAGGTTTTGCTCTTTCTGTAGTTTGACCGTCTATCTTATCAAATTTATGGGGGAATTCAAGTCTTATTCTTTTATCAACTTCCTCATAATATTCGTCTGTCTTAGGGTCATATCCTTCTTTCTCTACTAACGTTTTATGTATATCAAACGCCGTATAAGTCATAGCTGAATCATTACCAAACCAACCATTTCTAGAAGCCCAGTTTTCTGCTTTAGGGTCTGAAACGGGTTGTTGCTGTTGTTGTGGATTAATTCTAACTTGTTTTTCTTTAGAAGGTTCTTCTCTTTCCACAGCTTTTAAAGCATTTAATCTAGCTGATTCAACAGTTAAATTTGCTAACTGTTCTTGAGCTACAATCTGTCCTTCAACATCTTGTGCTTCAATAGCAGTTTTTAATGCTTGCTTGGCTGCTTGTAGATTAGTGGTTACTCGTTGTTCAAATTCACTAACATAAGATTTATCTAATTTAGATAATCTATTTACAACTCTATCTTTTTCGTNAGTAACTGATTGAGCATATTGAACAGCTTCTTCTCTCTGTCTTTCTGCTTCTCTCATTTTNCGAGTTAGTTTAGCAATTCTTTTTTGAACTCCTTCACTATATTCTTTTAACTCGTCTTTATCTTCTTCTTTTTTAGGNTCAACCTTTTTTTCAAGTTTAGTTTCTCTTTCGTTTTCATAAGTCTTATCCGCTGGGGCTTCAACTTTTTCAACTTCGATCTCTTCCTTGACTTCCTCTTGTTTTACCGGTTCACCTTTATCATCAAAATTAACTTCGGCTCCTGTTGTTTCACCAACGTCAATTAAGTCTTCGTTTTTTTTATCTTCTGGCATAGTTCCTTCCTATGTTTATATTAAATGAAGAAGTGATTCAGGATCTTGTACAGTTCCTAAAACTTCATCATCGTTAAGTATTCTCACCTCACCGCCTTCTATCGGTAATCTTGAACCCGCATAACGAGCAAAGATAACCCAATCTCCTTGTTTGCACCAAGGCTCCACAAATTTTTCAGTGTCCTTGTATGCTAAATCTCCCAACTTCAAAACATATCCACATGTTGTAGATATTCTTGCTTTGTCTAACGTTTCTTGGGAAAATAATATTCCACCTTTACTTTTATTTTTTGGTGTGAAAGGTAGAACTAAAATTCTATAACCCGCTGGTTCGGGTAATTCTTCAATGGAATTAGAACCTAAATTATCTGGACTTAAAGGTTCTGGTTGCGCTTTGTCTTCTTCTTGATATTTTTCTTCTAGGGCTGGTTTAATTTTTGGACTTTCCTTGTCCGTTTTTGTTTTTTCGTCCAATGTCGACGACTGTTCCTGACTCATCTTTTTGCTCCTTATCGTTTAGCAGGTTAGAGATATCCTGTAATGTTAATTGTATGGCATGTGCCTGTCCTACTAGATACTTATATTTCTCCATATTGTCAACCCCACCTGTTAAGATAGCGTCTCCGATTTGTTGTAATCTTCCTTGTAGGCTTTTTTGTGTTTTACTTATTATGATTAATGGATCATCCATTATTTTTTCCTCTTCTTCCTTTTTTTCTTTTTTGTTTTACTACCATATTTTTCTTCCCATTCTCTTGCGAGTTTAGGATTATTTTTCCAAAGATAACGTCTTTGTTTCTCTGATTTAAATGGCATATTCTCCTCTACCTGGATTTATGCAATAACTTCTTTTCCGCATGCAATACAAACAGTCCCTACACGAGTTTTTTGTCCTTCGTGAATCTTCTTTTTTTTAACCTCACTACATTCGCATCTTTTGCCAAATAGTTTGTCAATAAGTTTTTTATATAGGGCTTTTAATTTGTTCATTAACCTTTTCTTTTTC